GTGAACCCGGTAACGGCAGCCAACTCCTGCCAGCCGGTGTCGTACTTCTGCGCCAACGTCGCAGTGGACTTCGTGCTGTGCGAGCCGAGTGGAGCGAGATCCCACGATCCGTCACCCTGGAACTGCCAGTTCGGGTTACCACCGCCCGCGGAGGACTTGATCACAGCGGGCGTCACGCCAGCCGTGGGGAAGTTCCCGATCGGGTTCGGTGGCGGAGCGACGACCGTGGGCAGGGTGTCCAGAAGCACCGTGGTCAGTGTCTTGTTGACGCCGGTGAACGGGGTGATCCGGCAGTACGACGTGATCGCTGGGGTCGCTCCACGTGCCATGTAGAACGTCAGAGAGTCGGGGTCGTTCGCATCCCCCGGATCGTCCGGAATCGGGCCGGGGGAGTTGAGCCGGAAGAACGACCGCTTCTTCAGGTTCGTGTACGACGCGACCGGGGATGCCGCCGTCTCGTAGGTCGCATAGTCACCGACGAACAATCCACCAGCGTCTGTGTCGTTGTTCAGCCGCCACGTCTGGACCGCCTTCACCGGGTTCGTCACCAGATCTGTGTCCTTGATCCGGGAGTAGTCGTACACCTTCTGGTTCGCGTCGTCGTGGCCCATGAACCGGGTGCCGTCCCACCAGAATCCTGTCACCGGCAGACCGGGAGCGGAGAACTCGTTCTGAATCTGCCGAGTTCCAGTCGTGTCGAAGCAGTAGACGTTCGTATGGTCCTGATTGATAACCCACCACAGGACCGGCCCACCGAGGTCTGCTGCGGTGGCGATGACCTGTTGCCCAACCCGACTTGCGGTGACCCGATTCGTGTGCGCGGCGTCCTGATACAGCGGGGTCGTGGCGATGTACGCTCCGGTGGCAGCGGTGTATCGGGACATTCCCCAGAGGTCGTCGCTGTTCGACTGGAAGATCAGAATCTCAGTGCCGTCAGTGCCGATACCGGGCTGACGCGAGTACCCGCCGTATTTCGTGCTCGGCTCGTGCAGCCACCGCCGGACGTAGGTGAACCGCGACTGCGCAGGAGAGGCGACCCCGGTGTAGCGCCACTGATAGACGTACCACCGATAGGTAGACGCTCCGGTCATCTTCTCTGTGGTCTGACCCAGCGTGTAGACATCGGTCCCAATCACCGCGAGCCCGCCATACGAGGCGGTGATCTCCGGTCGGAGAACCCTCATGTCGAATCGCATCGGCGGCTCGAGGAAGTCGCCGTTGGCCTGTTTCGTCAACTTCACGATAGAAGCGACGTTCCCCCAGTCATTCGCCGTGGTCAGCCACGTCGACGCGTCCTCCGCCGGGAACTGCACCAGACCACGGAACCGGCCGACCAGATCCGGGTCACCGAGGTTCGGGATCTCGTGCAGCGGCCACTCGCTCACAACCGTAGGCGGCGAGGCGGGCGGCGTCTGCGCCGCCTGAAGAGTCAGCGAGCCACCGTTGGTGATCTCGTTCCTGGTCCCCTGCATCTTCGAGATGCCCTCGATGGTCAGGGAGTTCGCAGACAGAGTACCGGACAGGGACATACCAGATCCGTCAGCCGGGATCTGGGACTTGCCCGAAGGCCCGTCCACCGTGATCCCGTCGTCAGGGTTGATCGAGATCCCGGTACCCACCGTCAGCAGGCCAGCCATCACCACCGTCGAGTCCAGCGTCCCGCTCTTGACCATATCGGCGGTGATCGCGTTGGCGTCGAGATGTTCGGCGATGATCTGACCAGCACCGATCGCGGTGGCGCTGATCGAGCCGTCCACGATCATGTCGCCCGAGACCAGCACCGTGCTGAAGATCCTGATCCCGACCCCGTTGTTGTTCGCGAACAGCACGAAGTCGTCGTTCGCCAGTACCGGCTGAACGTCGGACTGCTCGATGAGAGGAACACCGGCGTTCCAGCGATAGATCACCCAACTATTCAGCGTGCTCCCCGTAGGCACTGAGATGGTGACCTCGCGGTGCTTGAGCGTGAATGCGGGCCATGCGATCGACCCTGCGATCGGGGAGTCGGAGGTCAAGATGGGGACCGGCGTCATCTCATACAGGATGCCGAGCGTAGTGTTCAGTCCCGAGATCTGGCCGACGCTCAGGGAGTTCGCCGCGATCCGCTGCGCGTTCAGGTAGCCGGTGTTGATCTTCGCCGCGTCCAGGGTGGCGATCGTCGCGTTGGTGAGTTGCTGCTCTACCCAGACGTTACCCGAGGTAGTGCCGGTGCCCGTCGTGTTCAGGTACTGACCGACGATCGTGTTCAGGGGGCCGGTCACCCACCAGACATCGCCTGGGATGCCCGGAGATGTCGCGTTCGGCGCGACGGATCCGTAGTTGATCCGGTTCTTACCGTTGGCCGAGGTCTGTGCGGACTGCGCCAGTATCAGTGCGTCGTCGCCAGCAGTCACCTCCGTTACCGATACATTCGCAATCGCCATCTGACTCGGTTGGGTCAGCGGCGCATAGTTCGTCAGCATCGCGATCCGGACTTTGGCGGTCGACATCGGGAACTGAAGCGTCGCCGCGGCTGGAGTTCCTGAGGGGTGCGCGCCCTTCTTTGTTCGGTTTGAGTAGTGCGTCCACACCGGCTGTCCGACTTGATTGTTGATCTGGTACATGTACGTGCCGCCGTTGTATCCGTTCGACACCGAAGTGCCAGCCGGGATGGCCGGACCGGCCCACGGGACTCTCAACGTAATCACGTTGCCGGTGATCCCGCCCGAAGCGTAGATGTCGGCGTACCAGTTCCGGGAGTAGGTGTTGACGGGCCACACCTTCCCACCCTGATCAACGTAGTCCCACGTAATCATCGACCTGTACCACGTCGCTGCCGCTGAACTGTTGTACCAGTTCGCGGCAGAGGTGAGCGTGATCTTGGTGTCGCCTGGATTCAGCGCCGCCGCCAGCGTCGTCAGGGTGTTCGCCTGCGCGGCATACTGATACGGGTTAATCGCCAGACCGTAGGCGTCGTAGGGATAGTACCCGATGTAGAAGTTCGCCTGTCCGGTGACCTGCCGCATATCGCACGCAAACTCGTAGGTCTTCGAGGGGTCGACCGGGATGTACTCGTCGTTGAACCGAGCACTTTGCCCCGTTCCACTCGGGAACACGAACGACCCGGACGCGCCGGGCGGAGTGTCGGCGGCAGTGAACGCCAGCGGTGAGAAGTTCTGGTTCGTCCCGAGAGCACCTGACCCGTTCGTCACGAGATTCGACCCACGGGACTGCACGTAGTTCTGTAGATCAGTGGCGGACTTGGCGATCGCAGCGGGCGTACCGTACGCCGTGATCTCCTCGGCGGTGGAAGCACGCATCGCGAACTGGTCGAAGATGATGTCCTTCGCCGTGACGTTCCCGGCCTCCATCAGCGAGTAGCCACCGCACAGGTACGGGTCGATCCTCAGGAAGGCTCCGACTCCTGCGGGACGCGGGACCACTCTGGTCACCCGGTACCACTGACCCAAGGTAGGAGGTGCGAGAGTGAACGATGCCGTCAGTGGCATGTAGGCGCTCTTGTAGGTCGCATCGTGGTACCAACGGAGCATCACGCCCGCATTGTTCAGATCACCGGAGACCAGCATGAAGTCCACGGTCACAGTGACGTACTCGAGGTTCGGCAACGGTGACACGCCAGTGCTGGAAGCGATGTACGTCTGCGTCACCGGAGCAACGTTGAACCGGACCGCGTTCGGGGGTGTCCGGACTAGCGTCGTCTCCTTGGTGCATGGCGCAGCAGTCGTGACATTCCATCCATCCGGTCGAGGACCAGACCAAGCAGCGAAGATTGGGTTCGAACTCAGCGAGTCCTGCACCAGCGCCGAGTTCGCCGTGGACTGAGCAGCAGCAGAGTCGGTCAACGCCTTGGTCGAGTCAGTGACCGCCTTCGCAAGATCCGGGATGTCGGTCTGGGTCCAGACTCGCAACTGACCGGACACCTGCGCCGAGGGCGGGGCTGAGCCGATGTTGTTAGACTCGACCGCCCGGAAGTAGTAGGTGGTCCCGCGGACGAAGGCTGCTCCACCGTTCTGCGCGGTGATCAGCACGTTCTGGTTCCGGGTGCCGGACAGGACCACCGTCGTCGGACCGGGCGTGAAGTTGGAAGCGGTGGAGACGTGATAGGCCAGCGTGGAGTAGATGTCGATCGGTCCAGCCTGGATCACGAAGCCGTTGTCCTGAGGCGTGATCGTCAGAGCCGGCGAGGCAGGAGGAGCAGCCACCGCACCGGGCATCCCGGGTGGACCCTGCGGTCCCTGCGGCCCCTGGATCAGCGACCACTCGTAGTCGGTGGGGATGATCGACTCAGCAGCCGTCGTCTTGTTGTACGCGATGCCGATGTACGGGAGGGTCCCCGGCGTGTCCGAGATCTGCAACGAGGTGGGGTTTCCGTTGGGTGCGTACTTGATCCACGTGTAGGTCGGCTGTCCGTTGGGACCTGCCGGTCCTTGGATGCCCTGATTTCCCTGTGGTCCTACGATCAACGACCAGGAGTAGTCGGTGTAGACGTTGGACTCTGCGGGGGAGGTCCTGTTGTACGACACGCCCATGTAGGTCTTGTTGACAGGGGAATCGCTCATGCCAGTCGTCGGGGAATCGGCGTACTTGAGCCATGTGTAGAGCGACTCGCCGTTCGTACCGGCAGGGCCGGGAATGCCCTGACCTCCCTGCGGTCCCGCTGGCCCCGTCGGTCCCGTCGGCCCCTGTGGACCCTGGATCAGCGACCACTCGTAGTCGGTGTAGAGGTTGCTCTCAATGTTCGAGGTTTGGTTGTACGAGATGCCGAGATATTTCGAGGTCGCCGTCGGGATGTCGGAGAAGCCCGCGCCCGTCGCGTTGTCGGCGTACTTCGTCCACGTGTAGCGCGGCGTTCCGTCGGTGCCCGGAGTACCCGGTGTTCCGGTCGTGCCCTGACGGCTCACCGACCACGAGAACAACTTGTTGAAGGTGAAGCCGTCCACCACGACCGGGATCGTCAGCACGCCGTTGACAGCGACCAGAGCCGTTGTCACCGTGACGGTCACCGTCGGCGTACCTGGAGAGCCGGTCACCGCTGTCGTCATTCCGGTAGGCTTTCCGGTGATCGCCGCGTTGCTGACGCTCGCGTTGACCGGAACCGCGCCCTTCAGCGCGGTGATCACGGTCGTCGTGCTGCCCGCCAGCGCAGCCGTCGTCGATCCGGGGAAGGTGTGCGCCTCGTTGCTCAGGATGAGTGTGTAGGCGTCCACACCGGGCGGTCCCTGCGGCCCGGGAGCACCGCCCGCACCCTCCACCACCCGGGACACGGTGAGGCTGTCAGAGATGCCGCCCGCGCCGTTGGTCATTCGCACGGTGATCGTCTTGGCGACCATCGTGCCACCAGTGATCGTCACGACGTTTCCTGCTCGAGAAGCGCCAGCCGGAGGAATGGTCGAGAATCCCGCGCCGTCGCTGCTGTACTCCCAAGCAACGATCGTGGTGTTCGTCCCGACGCCCGTCACCACGGCTGTCGCCGGCGTCGTCGCGCCACCCGTTGCGGGCTGAGTGAGCACCTGCGTCGTCGAGGACAGGTCGATCACACCCGCAGGGGGACCGGGGTCGCCCTGCACCTTCGACCACTGGTAGTCGGTGTAGACGTTCGACTCGGTAGGGTCTTCATGGTTGTACGACAGGCCCATGTAGACCTTGTCGGTCGGGTCGTCGCTCATCCCGGTCGTCGGGGTGTCGGCGTACTTGACCCATGTGTACTGAGGAGTTCCGTTGACTCCGGGTGGGCCGGGGATTCCCTGAGGTCCGGGCGGCAGGGTGTCGGGATCGATGTAGACTCCGTCAATGACCGGCATCGCTCCGGGCAGGTTCTCTACCGAATCAAGATCGTCCGACAGGATGATGACGACAGGTGGGTCGTAGCCGCCCTCGGGCATGACGGCAAGATCGTGGATGGTGAGTGGAACCTCGACGGGCCGTTCCGCGTCGGCGAGGATGACCTCGCACACCCACGCCCGACCCGGCTGACCGCCGATGTCGGTAGTCACCTCGACCCCGCTGTCCACGTCAATGGCTAGTCCAGGGGTGATGGTGAACATAGACGTGTCTACGTCCACGTCAACAATCTCGTAGGGGCCGGTGTCAGCGATCCAGACGACCTCCTCCTCCGTGATCGACTCGGGATCGAGAACGGGAAGAACGTAGGTACCGGCAGGTAGGTCTGCGGTAGTCTCAGTGCCAGTCCACTCCCAGCGGACGTCGACGAGCAGGCCGTTGATACCCATTACTTCTTCTTCCCACCCTTCTTCTTCTTGTCAACCTTCTTGGTCGTCTTCGACCGGATCTTCTTGACATTCGTCGCCTTGCTGACCCACTTGTGATAACCGACGGTCATGTTGCCGCCCGTCCCGAACGGGATGGACGCACCAGCGGCAAGTCTCACATCCCCCACGCCCAAGGGCAAGTTCACGTAGTCGAAGGGCTCTAGATGAAACAGCGGGATGATCTCGTAGGACTGGTTCGAGTCTATACCTGAATCCGCCTTCAACTCGTTGGTCGCTGAAGTAAGAGTGCCCTGGAGCGTCTTGAGGTCGTCGTTGACGATCACGAGAGGCTGCGTCCGCCAGATGGAGTTACGGGCGAGTGACTGTTCCGAGAGTTCGTTCTCGGGCAGAAGCGCGACGATGCTGTCGTAGGTGTAGTGGGTCTTGGATTCGTCCACCTTCTTCGTGCTCTTCTTGTTCTTCGGAGTGCGGTGGCTGGTGACCTGCACGTAGTTCGAGAACTCGGTGAAGGAAGCCGATGCCGAGGGAAGCGCCAGCATCGAGTGAACCTCGACCGGATCCTTGGCGTCCGAGGTCGGCTCGGCCGTGGCCCAGCCCAGTCCGTCGTAGTAGGCCCGCCAGTTCATCTCCTGATCAGCGATCTTCTTGAACAACTGCCACGGGGTCAACGAGTTCTCGCCCATCCCGACCGAGTAGCCACGACTCAGAGTCTTCTTGGTCGTGGGGATGTGCATGAACTTCTCGCCCGTACAGTCCTCCAAGATCGAACGCAGAACCTTGTCCACACGCTCACCCTTCTTGTAGGTGCGAGGGCGGACACCATGATCGGCCAGCAGGGACTTGTCCCCCAACTCGAGAGAGACCTCCGCGCCTGAGCGAGCGACCGTCGTGGGCAGTCCCACGATGCAAGACGTGGTGAACAGCCCGTAGCCCGGGACAGTGATCTCGTGCCAGACCTGGAGTAACCGGTTGATCCAGAGAACGCCCTTCGGGTCACGCATGTAGTCGCTTCCGAAGTTCAGCGCGCCCTCGGGATCGGACAGGACGACAGACCCGGTACGAACCGGCCCCTCGCTTCCGTTCGAGTAGTTCATCTGCCCGTCGAGCAGGTCCAGCGTGTCGATGTAGTGCTGATTGATCGTGAGCACGTCGACCCACACCCGGAAATCATGGTCGGACTGGAGGCGCTCGTGGTAGGCGGTCCGGGCAGCCAAAGATCGACCCTGATGCTGCATCAGTCTCCCAGCCTCTCCCACCAGTTGAGCGACACGAGAACGAGAGTGTCGTCGCACTTAGGATCAGGATGGTTGTAGAAGACGTCGGTCGGGCTGTAATCGCCGAAGATGATGGGCCAGTTGACCTTGCCGAAGATCAGCCGGTACTTCAGCGCTGAGTCACTGAGCGCCCATGCGTTGAGTGTGGCCTCGTCGTCGTTGAGCACGAGACCCTCGATGCTGCCCGAACGAGTGGTCCGCATCAGCCTACGACGCACCGGCTCGACGACGAGATTGCCGTGAACCGGAGTGTGTAGGATCGACCCTTCCTCCGTGAGTTGCGACACGACGGGAACCGAGTTGTTCCCGAGAATCTCGATCTGCTTGCCCGTCCTCGGGTCCACGATCCAGATGCTCGCGGTGGTGAGAGTGTCTGTGACCTTGGGACCGATCGCCGAGGTCACACCGTTGATCTTGGTCAGCACGGACCAAGTGTGCTCCACACGGGGGTCCGCGGTGTAGTCCCGGATGGTGAAGTTGATGCCGGTGAAGAAGTCGGCGGCGGAAGCCCACTTACGAGGAACACCATCTGCATCGTAGATCGTGACCGCCTTGCCGTCACGCCAGAGTGCAACCTCGTCGGGGATGCCGAGAGCGCGAGTGCCGGTGATGACGAAGGCAGGGTCGTCCATCGTGACCTTGAGATTCGTGATAGCCGGACCCGTTCCGTTGTGGACGGTGTCGAATATCTTCTCCGCGTACGACCAGACAGGCGCTCCCTCTGCCGCCACACGCGGGGTGATAGAGTCGGTTGTCCGCAGAGTCATCTTGCCGTGACCACCCGGCACCCTCACACCATCCGACGGGTTCCAGTCGCGGGACACCGAGTCCACGTCCCAGACCGACTTGGAAAGAACCGCGGAACCCTCGATGAGTTCAGCCCGCCACGAGACCTGATCAGCCACCGTCCAGGTCAGGGTGGGGCTGCCGTCGTCGGTGACCGAAGGCGGGTTGACGATGACCGGGTTGACGATGGGCCGGTAGGAGTAGGACACCCACGGACTCCACGGGCTCGTGCCGCCCCCTCCAGTGGTCAGAACGCGCCAGTAGGCGACTCCCCCCGGCGTCAGGACAGGAGCACCCGCAGTCGGCACGTAGCGACCCGAGACGGCTGGGATCGAGCCGGTGTCGAAGGTGATGTTGGCGACCGTGCCGTCCGAGGAGTATTGGATCTGCTGGTGGTCCATATCCGTGTCGCCCGTGTAAGACAGGATAGGAGTGGGCACCGAGACCGCCCCGCCCTGCGGAGACAGGCCGGTGGGCACGGAGTTCGGCGTGTAGTAGTTCACCACCATGACCGGCTTGTTGATCGCCGCTGCCGAGCCCTTGAGATAGATGGGCGTGGTGATAGTGGTGTCCAGCGCCAGACCGGTCCGACTCCGGGTGTTGGCCCACGCCGTGACGGAGAAGGAGTAGAGCGTGTCCACGACCGGGCCAGTGATCGTGGTCGTGGTGATGATGGAGCCGAGCGTAGGTTGTTTGGCGTAGGTGACCGAAGACTTCCAAGACGAGGTGATCGGGCGGATTCGGACGGGCACCGAACCTGTCTTGGCTGACTGCGTCCAGAACTGAACGTCCGCCGACGTGACGATGGCCCCTACGGGAATCTGGTCGATCGGGACGCGTATCAAGATACGGTGGATCTTGTTGCTCAGGTTCTGGATGGTCAGGGTCGCCGGGGACCCGATAGGGTACGAGGCCCGGTTCTGCTTGACAAGGTAGGTCGTCAGCGGAATGGTGATCTGTGTCATCTCAGGCTCCCTGCCACGCGAGGTTGTCTGAGGCATTGATCCGGTTGTCCGCAACCTCTTCGACGTACGCCAGGAAGTCGCGAGCACCGATGCGGAGCACCACGGTCTTCGGGAGGCCGCTGTCGTTCATCATCTTCTTGCTGTCTGCATTCGAGTAGACCCGCGACCCACGGGGAAGACTCACCAGTTCGGGGCCAGTCTCGCCAACCCCGACCAGACCGCCCGGCGTGATGCCGCCCTTGGCGAAGCCGGGGATGGTGAACCCGATCTTCTTGCCCAGCACGTTGAAGGACATAGACCTCGGCAGGCCGATGGCGCTGTTCAGGCCAGCCTTCAGGCTCCCGGCGATGCTTCCGGCCATGCTGCCGATCGCGCTGATGCCGCTCCGGATACCCGAAAGGATCTTGCCACCCAGCGACTTTCCGGCTGAGGCGAACGACCCACCGAGCGCGAGCAACTTCCCGGGAAGACCCTTGATGGTGCTCACGGTCGAGGAGACGACACTGCTGGCGACGCCCTTCATGGCGCCGATCGCGCGACGGAAGGCGCTCGCCAACCTCGAGACGGCCGAACTGCCCAGCGTCGCCAAACGACCGGGCAACTTCCCGATCCAGGTGGCGACGTTTGAGGCGATAGCCCTCGCCGCCGCTACTACCCTCGGAGCACCCTTGGCGACAGCACTAGCGAGTGACCGAATCGCCCGAGCCCCAAGGGCGAGCAACTTCCCAGGCAGACTGATGTACCACCGGAGGAACCCGGCGACCAGACGGCCCGCCGCCGCCAGCACGATCGGTGTGTACTTGACGATAGCCTTGCCGAGTCCCGAGATGGCCCGGCCACCGAGCGCGATCAACTTGGGAGCCAACTTCATGAACCCCTCGCCGATGAAGACCAGGAATCGGCGGAGTCCAGACAGGATCGCCGGCATGGCCCCCTTCATTCCGACGCCGAGAGCCTTGAACGCCATGAGCCCGTATCTCGCGAACTTCGCAGGAGCGAAGAACGTGACGAACAGGCCGACCAGCCCCTTCAGCAGCGGCCAGACGCCGCTCGCCATCTGCTTCAGCCCGTCCCACACCTTGCCGAAGTCCAGGGTGAAGAGACCTACCAGCACGTTGATGAACCCGGCGATGATGTGGCCCGCGCCCTCGATCACAAGGCCCAGCGACTTGAAGCCGAAGATGATGGTGTCCAGGACCAAGCCGATAGCGATCTCGGCGATCTTGTCGATCATGTCGAAGATGAAGCCGAACGCCTTGCCAGCAGCCTTCGCAACCGGGGCGAGAGGCTTGAGCGCAGCACCGATCTCGGCGAACGACTCGCCTAGTTGAGAGAACACACCCTTGAGCGCACCCCAGACTTCGCCCAACTTGGCCTGAAGATCCTTGGACTTCGCGATGATGACAGCGATCCAGATCGCGATGCCCACCGGCCCGGCGATCTTCGAGAAGCGGGCGAGGATAGACAGCACCGGCTTGAAGACTCTGGCAAGTCTCCCGACTGTAGACGCAGTCTCCCCCGTGGCCGCGCTGGTCTTCGAGAAGATGCCGATGACCTTGCTGACAGCGCCCTTCACCCTGTCGAAGATCTTGATGATCAGTTCCCACGCCCGCTTCAGGAGGCCGACCTTCGTTGCCGCCTGCTCCGCTGGTGGACCCATGCCCCTAAGGACGTTGATGAAGATCCTAAACCTGAGCATCTTGGCGAGCATGCTGAACAGGCCGCCCATCTGACCGATCATGCTGCCGACCATGATGTTGAAGGAGACGCCGGCGATGATGATGGCAAGGAAGAAACTGCTGACCGGCTGAAGTGCCGAGGAGACTGCGACGAAGGCGTTGACCATCTGCTCCAGCGGCAACTTGTTGAGAAGTGCGAACGCGCCTCCCACCGTGTCTATGAACGACATGAAGACGCGGGGGTCAACGAGTTTCACGATGACCGGCCAAATCTGCTCGATGGTCTTACCGACCTGCCGCATCACGTCGACCCCGACCGCAGCCCACTTCGCGATGGCGTTCTCTCCGCCGACAGTCTCCGTCCAGTCCTGGAACTTCTGGGTGACACCCACCAGCATATCGAGGAAGGTGTTCGTAGACGGGTTCGCGATGTTGAAGACGTTCATCAGCGCCCCGCCGAGATTCACCAGGATATCCCAGAGTTTGCCCGCCGTCGTGGCCGCCTTCCGCATCGAGTCGTCGACCCGCTTACCGAAGCCCTCCCCCTTCGTCCAGTCCTGGAACGACTTGGCGACGCCCTCGATGCCACCCGCGAGCCGGATGGCTGCGGGCGTCAAAGCGTTGATGAGACGAAGGAACCCATCCAGGAACGGAACGGCGATCCGGGACAAAGCCCCGAACACCTTCGCGTTGTTCTGGAAGAAGGAGCCGATGGTCTTGACGCCCTCCTTCGAGTTGGCGTACTTGAGAACGCCCTTCGCCAGCCGGTTCAACTGATCCGCCATCGCACCGAGACCGGCCTGGATGACGCCCGTGTTGCGGAGTTTGTTGATCCCATCGGACAACCCGACGAACAACTTCGGCCAGACCGCGGCTCGCATCTCGTTGGAGAGTTTCCGCGTCGCCATGACCGCGTTCTGCATGGACTTCGGCATATCCGCAAGAAGGAGCTTCAACTTCTTGGGATCGACCTCAGACACGGCTTCGCCGAAGCCTCGCATACCCACCTTGAGGGTGAGGCCCGCGATGCCGAGGCTGGTGAACATGGGGATCAGGGCAGCCGACTCCTGCGCCGTGGACACAAGCGCTCCGGCCAAGTCGGTCGCAGCAGCAGCGATTCCGCTGATCGCACCGCCGACGAGTGGCGCGCCTGTGACGAATGTGCCGAGGACAGACCGCCACGCGGTGACCGCGCTCTGGCCGATCCCCCGGTAGACCTTCTTGTTCTGCTCACCTGCCGCGACGAGGTCCTTGTTCAGTTTGCTCAGTTGCCGCTTGATCGCCTTGCCGACCTGATTGAGCGAGTTGTCGTCAAACTTCATGTTGACGCTGACGTGTGCCCTACCGACGTTAGGACCGAGGGCTACCATCTCAGCCCCCCACCATCGCTACGAGCGCGTCCCGGAGGAACGGAACAGCAGGAGTTCCAGGGTGCATGACGAAGTCACGATAGACAGGGGTGCCTTCGTGACCAGTCCACATCATGACCTTCTTGGAGTTCGGCCAGCGAGGCGAGGGGCCGGTGCCGTCGTGAACGTAGAATCCGTACGAGGTTCCAGCAGAGACCTTGAAGCCGAAGGCGTACTGGCCGAGCTCGTTTCGGTTCTGGTCGACACTGATCGTGGACTTCAACCGCCCGGTCCGAACAGGGACGAGTTCCCGGGCCAGGATCGCTACATCCTCCGCCTTCCTGCGAAGGTGGCGATCAGGACCAGAGCCGGTGTGAAAGACCTCCACGTAGACGAGAGGAGCGGGCTCCATGACCACGGTCACGCCGCCTCCAACGAAGACACCGCCTCCGCCTGCCATGAGCCCGCCTCCCGCCTACTTGTCTCTGGAATCCTTCAGTTGGGACTTGTCCCACTCACGGAGAGCAGTGTAGTCCTTGGTCTGGGTGAGGTACATGCGGACTTGCTGCGGCTTGTCCTCTTTCAACTGTTCGATGGTGGACAGGTGAACCGTCCACAGCATCTCCGCAAACGAGAACTCCTTCCATCGCACACCCTGGAGGTTCCATGATGTGACGAGGGTTATCCAGTTGGCTTCAATCCCTTCCCAGACGGCGACTGCTGCTTCGTAGGGAACCCCGTCCAGATCCCCATGAGTGCCTCCGAGATCGCCTGCTGGGGGCCGAGCCCGTAGCCTTTCTCGACCCACTCCGTCCGCTGCTCGGCCTTGACCAGCATGTCAGCCATCGCCTTCGTGAAGCCGGCGAGAGCGGACTTGAAGGCGTCGCCCCCAAAGTCGTCCTCTTCGAACTTCGTGAACTGCTTCAGCGCATCCACAAGCATGGACCACTGCTCAGCCGACGGGTCGGAGTTGAACTCCCACTCGATGCCGTCACCCAGATCGACCGGGATGGCCCGGAAGTCTAGGCCCAACTTGACTACGTCACGGCGTACTTCTTCAGTCATCGCTGTTCTCCTTTGTCCTAGCGACAGGCCGTGGGCCGAAGAGAACGATGCCAGGAGAACCCCCGGCCCACGGTGACCGCAGCGTAGCAATCATGAGGAGCCAGGACTCGATAGCGCGGGGACGTACACCTGCACCGTTACATCCATGAACGTTACGGAGCAGTTGCCGGGATCGCTGAGGTCAGCAGAGACGTCGTCGATCCGAACGTCCATCCCACAGCAGGCGATGCTCTGCCAGAGCAACTCCACGTCACGGAGTTGGTCTTGGGTGTGCTCGGTCAGGGTCTCGGGCGGCGGGATCTCACCCTTCTCGTCGATGATCGGGCGGCACCGGGCCAGCACGATCCGGAACTGAGCGGCTGTCGTCCCGCCGTGGCACGGGCGGATGCGACGCACCTCGTCAAGCCCGGACGGGTTCGCGTCGAAGAGACGACGGAAATGGATGCTGACCTCGCCGTTGGCTTCCTCGTCGTCCTCGCACTCACAGCACATGAAGATGACCGGAATGCCGTGGGTCTGGTACGCCTTGCAGACTGGACGCAGGTCATCGCTGAGCGCATCCGCCACGGCGTTCAGCAGGATGTCCGCCGTGGCGGCAAGGCCGCTAGGCATAACGAGCCCCTGAGAGCCTCTGAGCGCCCTCTGAGGTCTCAACGGCGTGCCGCGTGGGGTACTTAGCCACAACGGCACCCCGAGCCGCTCAGAGCGCCCCTACGGGCCGCAGCGAGGTCGGGGCTGAACACGGCACCCGGCAGGCGGGCATTGTGAGGGTTGACGGAGGCCACCCACGCTCCAAGTTCCGGTATGAAGGTGTTGATCTCCTGGTCCCGGAGCCGCACCGTGATGCCCTGACTGGTCACGTTGGTGACGTTGGACGGCAGACGGCACTTCGCGCCCGTGCAGGACAGGTAGAGTTCCTTGACCAGCCGAGCAGCCACGTCCAGCGCCCATGCGTCCGGCGGGGTACCGATCTCGGCGTCCACCACGAACGCCTCGCCCTCGCCGGCGTCTGACCACTTCTCGTCCTTGCGCGGCCAGACATCTGGGGGCACTCGGTACAGCATCGACGAGGGGCGGTCGTATCGCCATGAGGAGACCGGATACGCGTCTGGGCCGAGCCGGACGCCGGCGACATCCCAGACGGAGATGTTGAACGGCCCCTTGAGGGGGATGGAGTCGCCACCCCCGCAGCACCACGAGCGGCACTCGGGGCACTGGTTCAGTGGACGGATCTCGACCTCGCACGTTCCGATCGTGTACGCCGACAGCCTCGTCATGATGGACGAGGCTGTCGCGACAGAGGAGAGGAAGACCGGGGTCTGCGGATCGAGGTCAGCCAGCCCGCAACTGTCTACGTCGATTGGCCACGGACACGAGGTCTCGCTGAGGAGAGCCATCGTGCCCGCCCGTCACGCCGAGCCGGGGTCAGTCGTGGCCATCGCGCCGCAACCGTCAGGGGCGATACCCCCGACGAACCGGAAGCGGTGGGTGGCGTCCGCCAGTTCGTCAGACAACCACTCGGTGTCGCCGGTCGTGGTGTCCAGCGCCAGTGGGATCGGACCGAAGCCGATGTTGTGGCTGTCGGAGGTCGAGCCGGTGATGCGGACGTAGTTGTCCTCGCTGCCCGGCGTGCCCTCCTCGGAGACCGTCGCGCCCTTGACAGGGTAGATCCGGACGAAGTCGCCAGTGGCACCGCCACCGCACTCGCCGAGGATCTCCTGCCACACGATCACAACCACGTTGAAGCGATCGGCCTTGCCGTCCGCCCAGCCGATGACCTCGCTGTTGTGCTCGATCGCCGTGGCACCGCCCGCGTTCGAGATCCACTCGGGGTCGAGCCAGTGGAGGTCGACGTTCACCTCGATGGACTGGAGGCTCTTCACGCCCGGGATGTACCGCTTGATCGAGCCGTCAGCGCAGCGGCGAGTGAACTCCTCGCCGTCGTCCACGTTGTCGCTGGTCTCGAAGGCTGCGGGACAGTCGTCGAGGTACCCCATGTCGGCTCCGTAGAGCGGAGTGAGGCATTCGTCGGCCAGGAAGAGTCCGACCTTCTTGATGCGCCCCAGATCGGGCGTTGTGCAGTTTCCCATTGCGTTTCTCGCTTCCGATTTCAGGGGCTGGCCGGAACAGTGACATCGATGTAGAGATTGATACAGGGATCGAACGCAACGATGGCGCTGCGATTGGCGAAGGCTTCGTCCGTGTTGCTACGACGGTCCAGGTCGTTGAGGACGAATGCCTCGTCCACCCCCGCCCACACTGAGCCAGTGGCCCAGAGCCGGATGGTGGTGTCGTTCTGTACCGGATAGCCGACGCTGATGACCCACGGAGCGCCGGTCGGGGAGTACTTCTCGCACAGGAGTTGGGCTTCGGCTAGGAACGCCGCCGCCTTGACCGGAGCGTGGAGCCACCACTGAGTGCCGAAGCCAGCGTCCGCCGCGCCCTGCTCCAGTGTTCCCACAGCCAGAGCGAAGTTCCCGTCAGCCACGGTGCCAAGGCTGGTCCCGTCCTCAAAGGACGGAGTGCCGAGGCCGAGACCGTCCGTTGCCAGTTGACGGGCGACGGCCCATTCGGTCGTCGAGTCGAGCCGCCCCGTCGCGTGCTTCTTCTGGTCGAGCCTGGACAGGCTGCTGCACGCCGCGCTCTGGGTGATGCCGAACGGCAGGAACTCCCCGACGGCAGGCTTGTTCAGAGGAGCGGTGTCATCAGCGGCGACGCACCGGTCCACGAGCACCGGCTCGCCGCATCCGTAGAACGGGATGGAGAGGCCCTGCCTCCAGCCCTGCGGGGCAGGGAGCGCGGAGTCGAGGATGCCACCGGATCGGGTGTCAACCTCGACCTCCACGCCCTCCATGAGACCTTGAGACATCAGGGCCTCCCCTTCCTAGTTCTCGAGCCGGCGATCAGGACGGGCAGGCGACGTTGTCGCAGATCTCGACCGGGATGTCCAGGCCGAGGGCGTTGCACCCACGGGCCAGGATACCCTCGTAGGACTCGGCGAACGCTGCGACCTTGTTCTGCCGGTTGAGGTTGTGGTCCCGGATCTCGGTGCCGAGGTCCAGCGTGCCACCGTCGAGGAAGGTGAAGAACCCGTTGGGGGCCAGCACCGAGCCGAGGGTGAGCGGGAACTCCGGGTCGTCGCCGCCGGAGCCGAAGGACACGGGGTCCAGGTCCTGCGAGTAGTGGACGTTGATGCCCTCGTTGGAGAACGCCGTGGAGAGCAGGCTCGCCGCGATGTTGGGGTCGTCGACCGCCGAGGAGAAGACCCGACGGTTGATCAGGTCGAGCCGGACCGCCGTGAGCAGCGACTCGCCCACGAAGTAGTCCAACTGGATGTCGCCGAGGCGCTGGTCTGAGCGGAGCGCGGCGGCGGCGGTGCCGACACCGTTCACCACGTTGGCGAAGACGGAGCCGAGGGCCGGGACCGTGTAGGTCGACAGGACCGCGTCACGCATCTTCTCGAAGAGCAGGACCTCACCGCGCCGGGCGTTCTGGATCGCCAGAGCGGCGAGGTAGCCCTGCCACTGCTCGGGGGCGAACCGGGTCTGGTAGTTCCCGACGACGACACAGGAGTAGACCGCGTCGACGCCGACCTCATCGGTGTCGTCACAGTCGACCTCGGCGCACACCTTCCAGGTGTCCGGGTCCGCCTCGTCGACGAGCTCGTCGTCCTCACAGGTCCACACGCCGAAGCCGTCCACCGGGAGGCAGATGGCGTTGAAGAACGTGAACTTGCCTCGCGTCGCGCCCAGCGTCGGCAGGGCGTCCCGGATGGGGCGAGCCGTGCTGCCCTGCACCGGGTTCGTGTAGATCGGCTGCGGGAGGGAGCAGCAGCCACCCGACGCGACCACGGCCTCCGGGCTGACGAACGAGTCGAGCAGCCGGGTGTCGGCGTTGATCTTGCCGGTCAGCGTGCGGTCCTCGGCGAACGAGGTCTCGAAGCGGGCGACCCGCTCCTTGCCGGTCTTGAGGCTGCGACCCGAGGAGTCACGGAAGGCCTCGGCCAGCATGAACATCGTGGGGTCCGCGACCCGGTCGCCGTTCAGGATCACGCTGGTCTTGGTGATGGAGAGGTCCGCGGGCCGCTCGTTGACCTGGATGCCGGGGGTGCCGCTGAGGCCGAGCCGGGCGACTGCCTCCTGGACGGAGAGCATCTTGCCCTTCTTCGGCTTGGAGGAGAGGGACTTCTCGTCGTCCTCCTCGTCCTCCTTGGGGTCCTTCTCCGGGTCTTCGTCCTCGTCGTCCTCGGGGTCCTTCTCGGCTGCCTCCTCGTCCGGGTTGGGGATGTCGGACAGCGCGGCGTCCACGTCGTTCGCCGCGGCCTGCTCCTGCTCGGCGACGGCCTTGACGGCGGCGTCGGCGGCGAAGTAGGACTCGCGGAGGGTGGTCAGTGCGTCGAGGTCGGGGGAGGCCGCTCCTCGGAGGGAGTGGAGTTGGCGAGCGATGACGTCGCGTGCCTGTGTCAGCTCTGACAGCGAGAGAGTCTCTCCCGCGCCAACCCGACCCAGGATGCTGAGAGCCTGCTGGAGATCCATGGTGGACTTCTTTCGCGTCTGGTGTGAACAGGGACGCGGTGCCACCGCTATGAGGCTCTACACAGAGCCGATTGCCCGAAGGGTAGCCCCCTATCGGGTATTGCGCTACTCCTTGGGAGAATCTTCTGGAAGTGGGACGTCGGTCATGATCTCTTCGGCCATCAGCGCAACGGCCTTCTCGATCCGCTTCAGGCTCGCCATGACCTCGTCCAGACTCGGCGCCTTCTCCTCCGGCTCGCCCTCCGGCTTCTTCGGCGGGAAGGGATTCTCGAAGCCTTCGCCGCACTCTTCGCAGAAGCCGCCCTCCGGGTTGATGACGTGGATGTGCTCCTGCTGGGTCACGGTCAGGGAGTCGCCGCCCGCGCTGGCCGCGACGGGCCACGCGGGAGTGGGGACAAGGTGGATGCCGACCAGCGTGCGGCCACGACCGGCAGGCCACAGTTCCACACTCGGGCTGGACGCGGCGGCACGGAACAGAGTGTCCTGATCCACGCTGGGCATGACGACACCGCTGACCGCGAGACCGAAGGGGGTATCCCACGCACGGACCATCGCGAAGATGGTGTTCGCGTCGTCGCGGTGCCGGTTCACCTCACGGAAGTCCACGCCCTGCCGGGCGAGGTTGGCGTCGACGTGCTTCCCGCCGATGGTGAGCGCGCCCACCCGGATGCGGGATCCATCGGACAGGGTGAGTTCCTGCCCCGTGTGGAAGCCCTTGTGCTGACGGTCCACGTCGCCGGGGTACTGGAAGCACGCGCCCATGTCACTCCGGTGACACACGCCCTTCGGTGCGGCGATGCCGTACACGCGACGGAGGCCGTTGGAGTCCTCGTCGCCCACGGTGAGCGGCACCATCTTCGTCGGCTTGAAGTCGGCGAAGTACCCAGCGGGGAGGGCGGCGGAGCCAGCGGCAGCAGTGACAGCCTCGACGTCCTCCCCGGTGAGCGCCTCGGGTCGGACGGCAGTCTCCATGCCGTCGACACGCTCGAGGTCGCTGATGGAGCCGACCACCACGCCGTCGTGGTCGTTGTTCTCCGGGTCCCAGATGATCGGGAT